CATACATTTCTGGCACATCATGCGGACTAAAACAGGTAATATCGCCGCCGGTAATCAATCGCTCATACATCAATTTATTAAACTGCACACCATAGTCCATGTGACGTACACGGTTATCTTCTGTACCTTTGTTGTTCTTTAAAACAATAAGGTCTTCAATTTCCAAATGCCAGATAGGATAGTATAGTGTGGCGGCACCGTTGCGTACACCGCCTTGGCTACAACTGCGTGTGGCACTTTGGAATAACTTGTAAAATGGTACTACACCTGTGTGGTATGCGTCACCTGAACGGATGGGCGAACCCAATGCTCTAATTCGCCCGGCACCGATTCCAATACCAGCTTTCTGACTAACATACTTGACAATGCTACTACTAGTAGCATTAATGCTATCCAAAGAATCATCTGCTTCAATAAGTACACACGAACTGAATTGCTTCTGAGGAGTGCGTACACCGGCCATAACAGGAGTAGGAAGACTAATGTCTCCAAGACTGATTGCATCATAATAATCCTTCACCCAGCGTAGACGTGTGTCTGCGGGATATGATTGAAATAACGTGGCCGCAATAAGCATATAGGCCATTTGTGGAGTTTCAAATATTTCATTGGTCACACGATTTTGAACCAGGTACTTGCCGCGCCATTGTTCCATGGCTACGTAGGTAAAGTTTTCATCACGAGCATGATCAATTTTGCTATCAAGCGTGTTCCACTCATCTTCTGAATATGTTTCCAACAGTCCGCGATCGTAAAATCCCGATGCTACATTTTTCTTTACCAATTCTAATAGTGTGCAGGGCTGGTAATCATTGTAGACCTGCTTGCGTAAGTGGTAGTTGATCAATCGACCAGCCACATATTGATAGTTAGGAGTTTCTTCTGAGATCAAATCAGCAGCACTTTTGATCAAGGTTTCTTGTATGTCGGCGGTTTTGATGCCGTTGTAAAACTGTATGTGGCTTTTGATTTCTACTTCGCTGGCGCTGACACCGGTAATTCCTTGTGTGGCCCAAAATACTACTTTGTGTAATTTTTCTAGATCGAGGTCTTCAGTGTGACCTTCTCTTTTTGTAACTTTTATTGATGTCATTGATTTCTCTTAATAATTTTCTAATTGTAATTCTGTTGCGGTAAATTTGTGTTTCAACTTCAATGTTTTGTCGAACTGTTCATTATTTACGATCTCTCCGTCAATCAAATTAAGAATATATTTCCCCTGGTTGATCCAAGCTAAATTATACTCATAACCATTGGCGGGATCTTGATAAATCCGAATTTCAATATCCAATGCTGTTTTATGCTGTGTTAATGATACAGTATACACTATACCCAGACATTTTGCAAGATCGCAGTAGATATTTTCGTCAATCAGCGACCATGGATCGGGCCATGTTTCGGCATGATCCGGATCTAAATTGTAAGGAACAAAGGGTGCGTTGGACCAAAATTCCGCTGTGTGGGACAAGGCTTCGTCAAGCGGAAGTGTGTCTAAAGTGTATCGAAATTCTCGCCAGGACCTTAGGCGATCCTCGGTTGGTAATTGAAACATCAATGTTATACTGACTGTAATCTATAATATAGTTTTGAATTAGTTCCAGCGCCGGCGCTGTTGTAATTAAAATTGGTCTGTGTAGAATTGGCTGTCATGTTAAAAGACATCACAGTTGTGCCAGTTTGCGTATATTCTTCGTCATACGATACTGCAGAAGTTGCGCTGTTGTAACTAAAACTGATACGGCCAGATCGTTGTGCTGACCCTTGTGTCATGGTATAACTAATTACACCATTGCTGGTATTGGTTGTGGTAATTGTTCCAGTGGTCGGAGTACTTGGTATTGTAAAAGCAATATTGCCTAGATTGCCCTGTTGCAACGAATTAATTTGATTGTTGATGGTGATCACATTGCCTTGCAATACTGCAACGTTGGCTTCAGTTGCATTGATCTGTCCAGCAAAACCTGCAGTAAAATCAATAATACTGAATTCTGTTAGAATCTCTGTTTGACCTTCAACTGGAGCACCTTCGGCAAGTGTTCCGTTACCGATATATAATTTACGAGCATCAATACTCCAGCCCAGTTCTCCACCGTCCAGCTGTGGAAGATCTTGCTGTAAACCTCTACGATTTTGTATTTTACTGATTTGAACGATAGCCATTGCTGTTACCTCTGTTTATTAGTGTATTTATGCTGTGTCACAAACTGTAATTCCAGTAATTTTTCAGCAAATGACTGCGTTCGTCTCGTACTACATTTTCCATTCCAGGGCCAGTAAAACCACACATGTTGCACACACGCTCGGGGTTTTTTTGCCGTTCAATCCAGGCCGCAATTTCTGCGTCGGTGGATTCTGTGCCCACTGTGGCATAGTCTTTGATATAAGGAGCCCATTGGGCAGTATTGGCAATGTCAAACGTGTTTAAGGTATGTTCTAATACTCCCATTGGAGGACATTTCCACAAGCGTCCTCGATATAGTGTTACAAATTCTTTGGTCTGACAAAAAGCATGGTTTTCTGTGTAGTATTCAGCTTGGTAATCGTACACCGGTTCCATCAACTCGCCGTGTCCACGATAGTGTACACACCAATGCAGTTTATACTGTTCGCAGGTGGTAAACCCAATTTTGGTACTGGCTCCGTTGACCACCAATCTATACCAGCGTTTGGTGTTGACTGCGTATTCGTCCAACCATAGGTCCCATTCAGCAGTATGTACTCCCGGCTGTTTTAAATGATATTCCTGTATGGCAGTTTTTAATCGATCAACGTTGTCATTTACCTTGCTAAGATACGGCTCGGTGCCAGTTTGTTTGCTGACTACCAAGCTCATACCAACATCCAGGTTGAACAATCGATCCACGTTGTCAATCAGCCGATCCAGATAGTATCCGTTGGTATTAAGGCTAATGCCCACTGTGGGTCCCCATAGTTGGCTCACCGTGGTGGCCCAATCAACAAATTCTGGATGTAGCAACGGTTCGCCGCCAAACAAGGTTACAGCCTTGGGCTCCAGTCGTTTGGCCCAAAATTCCAGCCACTCAATGCTGTCATCCAGTCTGACCAATCCCTTGATGTTTTTATGATCGCTGTGAGTCATACAGCCTTTGCAGGCCAGGTTACAGGATCTAATGATGGGAATATCAAGATGGTCGAGACGAATTTTATCCATTACACGCTCAGGTAATATAGTTCAACACGTTTGTTCCACTCGTCACAATAGTGGTCAAACTCTGCACCCTCAAGAACAAATTCCAGGTACTTGGGTGTCTCAAACACACCGGGTTCGAGCTCTTTAGGTTGACAACACATCATAATAACACCCTTGCGGATGTCGGTTCCGTACATGTTGTTGTGAGCCTGTGCATAGGCCGCCAACTGTATAAAATAGTCACCAATATATTCACGTTTTTTAACTTTGTTGCTTTGTTTGTAGTCCATGATGGCCGGTGCGCCGCCATGCACTCCCACTGAGTCAGTGGTGCCAGCATATAATCCGCTGTAGTACACAGGAACTTCTACTCCCCACACTTCGTCAATGCGTTCAAAGCCTTCCAGGATAACCTGAGCGGCCATGTACCACGAAGGCTGTGCAAACGGATTGCCAGGTAACTCTTTCATTTTGCCAGTTTTGACATAGTGTTCCAAGTAACTGTGCATACGTGTGCCGCGATTGGCAGCTTCGGTAGTGATTTGTTGGGCACGTTGCTCACCTACACTTTTTCTCCAATTGGCCAGGGCCGCTTTGGATTCTGCACTTTTGGTTCTATCCAGTATGGTAGTAACACTGGGTACCTTGCTGCCATCAGGCAAACAGTAGTGACGTTTGCCATCTATAGTGGTTCTATCGCAGGGAGTGTAGTTGTATCGAGAGATTATCATTTTATCCATTCTGAAAGTCGTGCAGCTATTAATTCATGTCCTTGTTGATTGGGGTGCGAACTGTGTGTGCCTTTGAAATATTGATTGTTGTTGTCGACCCATTTGCAACCAAACAAATCTAAAAAATTTGTATCACCAAAGTCCCAAAACTTCTTGCGATCGACACCTTTGAAATCTTGTATTTTCCAATCAACAGTGGAAAAACTCAGTGCATAGTAGTCGCGAATATTGTGTTGCTGGCACAGGGTTGACAACGCCAACGCAGTGGTATAGAATTTGAAATGATCCAGGCGATCTGAATGTATATGCTTGTAGTAAGATTCTGATGCATTGTCGCCTTCGGTTGACCCATCATGCATGACGTAGCCGCACTCGGTACCGTAGCGAAAATCAAACCTTGCTTTTTCGGGCCAGTACATGAATCTGGTCAATGCTGTGAACGAAAACAATGCCACATACTCTGTATCAACATCCACTGGCGATTCGTTGATCATGGTTTGCAGTTGCAATATCATGTGCTCAGGTGCTGTGGATATTTCTGCAAAGTTCTTGAATTCCCAGCCCTTGGTTTCAGCAATCAATTGACCGTAGGTTTTTTCTCCGGGCTGGAGATCTGCTCCCCAGGTCCAGCTGTCACCAAACGCGGCCAGTGTTGTTTTCATACTCGGAAACTTTCTCCACACCCGCAACGATCCTTTTCGTTGGGATTTACAAATTCAAATCCTTCATTGAGTCCTTGGCGCACATAGTCTATGGTCATGCCTTCCAAGTAAACAACATCCTTGGGATCGCACCATACTGTAGCACCATTGCTGTCAAATTTGTGTAGTGTAGATTCAGCCACATCCAGATATTCCAACACATAGGCCATGCCCGAACACCCAGTGGTTCTTACACCCACGCGAATTCCAATACCTTTGCCTCGCTTGGCCAGATTGGCGTTGATTTTTTTACTTGCTGTTTCTGTTATATTAATCATTTTTACTCCCACACATCAAGCGACACATAGACAACGGGTCGGTTGTGTTTTTTTCTAATATTTGGTTAAACCATTGTATACCTTGTTCCACTGTGTTGGTATTGACCTTTTTGTATTCTGCAATATCAGAAAATAAATTTCCAGACAAATAACAACAGGCATCTATTTTGCCATCAGCACCAATGTACAAAGATCTTTCAGCAGCCGATTCGCATGCAATTGCCAGGCCTTTGTTGCTGTGTAACCCAATCATGTTATCTACTTTGAGTTGTTTTTGTATAAACGTGTCGGTCAACTGTGCTGGAAAGTTGTTGTTGTTACGCATTGTAAAAATACGTTTGCCTTGTCGGTCGTAAACTGATCCAGTGTTTCTAACTGTTTCTCTAACAATAAAATTAGAAAATTTCAATTGATTTGCTCTGCTCCGAGCCTCGTCAAACTGATGTTGATTATGGTCAAATCGAGTCATGACCCAATTGGCACGTCCACCTGCTGTGATATAGGTCACAGCATTGCGTACAACCTGCTCATAGGTGGTATCCTGTCGATACAAATGATGCGTATCCTCTAATCCGTCAATACAAAAGTTTATTTCAATGCCGAGCTTGGCCAATGCTTGCCAAAATTTACGATCTCTGGCACCACCGTTGGTACTGACATGTATAAACGTTTTGCCATTGACTGTTTTTAACCAATCAATTATTTCAACTGACTCGGGATTCATAACAAAATCTCCAAAGTTGCCATTGATCAATATTTCATCTATCTGTTGTAAAAAATCAACCGACACAATGGTCTTTAATTTTTCCAAGGTTAGATTTGTTTCTTCGTACCCTCTGTTGTATGGATAGCCATTGAAATTTCTTGGGCACAGAGGACATCTGGCATTACAAAAAGAACTTAGTTCTAAATGTAACTTTCTAATGTCACTGATCTGTATCATGTTTGTTTCTGTAATCGGCTACCGCAGCCTTGATAGCATCTTCGGCGAGTATGCTACAATGTATTTTGACGGGCGGGAGCGCCAGCTCTTCAGCAATTTGGCTGTTCTTAATGCTTCCTGCTTCGTCCAGCGTTTTCCCTTTGACCCATTCAGTGACAAGACTCGAACTAGCGATCGCCGAGCCACAGCCGTAAGTTTTAAATCGGGCGTCTGTAATAATTCCAACATCGTTTACCTTTATCTGGAGCTTCATTACGTCGCCACAAGCCGGAGCCCCTACCATGCCTGTGCCAATGCCTTCCTCGTCCTTGGCAAAACTGCCTACGTTGCGAGGATTCTCATAGTGATCAATTACTTTGTCTGAATATGCCATACCTGTTCCTAATTAAAATATTTTGCCCATCTTGGGTCAATGTCTACAATTGATTCGTTCCTGACTGTGTCAAGTATTTTGGTATATCGTTTAAAACTTTCAAATCGCACTGGATCAAAATTATCTTGCTGTAGTGTAACAATGAGATTTTGTATTCCAATTTTGGCCTGTGCGCCGGCCACAGATAATGTTGCTGTCAAGTAGTCTATCAACTCAGGTCGCAGTTCTGGCGGAACATTATCTACCAGCAGTTCTTCCAAATCAACTACTATATTTAATGAGTGATTTTGGTATGCATCAGGATACTCTGCAGCAACAAATTCAACAAGATCTCGAATACTAAAAATATTATATATACTTACACACGACGTAAACAACACAATATGATGTTTGATTGTTGCAATGTTGCTTTTTACAGTGGCAAAGTCGGATCCGTGTCGTATGTAATCGTTTACTTGATCTGTGCCGTCAAGGCTCACTGCCAATGTCAATCTACGGAAACGATTCAGCACAACTAAAAATTTATCCGACAAGTGATTGAGACTGGTGTTGATTACCAAATTAACATCGGGGTTACATTCTGCCAACCGTGACAGCAACTCCAAATTGTAAGGTTCCACCAGCGGTTCTCCGCCGGCCAAATAGACCTTTTGTATGTCAGTGGTTATGGCAATATCATGTTTGGTTCTTGGATTGTCAACAGTCCAAAATTTGCCAGGCCATTGCTGTTGTAATTTGGCATATTCCTGATTGATACTGCTACTGCTTCCGCTGTTGCACATACGGCATTTGAGTGTACAGGTATTGCTGTAACGAAGATCCAGGCTGACCGGTTCAAGTTTTTTACCTTCCATAAACAATCGTACATTGTTGTCCATGGCCAATCTACCAGAGTCTGACACCAGCCAGGAATCTGTTTCTGTTTGTCTTGCGCTTCGTACACCAATATCTTCGGCCCGGTAACACACAGCACATTCGTCGGGTCGCTGACCTGCCAACATTTTTTGTCTTACAGTATTGATTTTGTCAGAGTTAAAACTGACTGCAGACTTTTGTCCCACAACGTCTGATTGCAATTGATTGCTGTAGCAACACATGTTGTGTCTACCATCATGAAATGTTTCCTGGTGGACAAAAGGCAAAGCACAAAATGTGCTTGATTGATATGATAAAGTTGAATCCAATTTATTTGGCCGGAGACTTGGGTGCCGGTAGTGGAGTTGCTGGCGGCTTGGGTGCTTGTGGTGGAGTTGCGGTCACAGGTGGGTTTTTCAAACTGTCAAACAACTGTCCTAGACCGGCTGCCATACCAGTACCGGCAATCAACATCATAACAACAAAGCAGAGTTTCTTCATTTAGTTGGCCACCAATACTGTTCGATAACAATTACAACCGGCTTCTATTAATGCTTCCCAGTGATAGCCGGCTGGTGCTGGATATACTGGAGCGGCCGGAGGCGTCTGTTGTTGTATATAAATTGGTTGTTGTTGAATAACCACTGGCGGACGAGTGGCTTCGTACACAATAGCGCCGCCCACAAATACTGGAACTGCCCAACCGTAACCTGGGTGATAGTAGTAGCGGCCGCCGCCGTAGCGCCAATGTTCAGCGTGTGCAAGAGCCGAAAAGGTCAACAGGACAACAAATAGAATTTTTTTCATGATAAACTCCTTACGCTATTATAACGTATTTATTGAGTTTGGTCAAACGTTTTGGTTACTTGGCGGCTTTGGCAGCCATTTTGCTAACAATTTTGGAAGGATCGCCTTTGGGCGCAGAGTCTGCACCCAACGGATCTGTGTCGTCTACTGTGTTTTCTGGCAAGCTCAAATAAACATATTTGATACCAGTGTGTGGATCGTCTTTGATGTCTTTGATCAGACTCTTGACTGTGTCATTTGATTTTTGTGCGGCATCGAGTGCAGCAAAATTAAAAGATTCATGTCCAGGAATACTGCGTACACGCTCGATAACTGTATCAACTGCCACTCGAGGAGTAACAGCACCAGAGTTAGCGGCTTCATTGCGAAGCCATTCAAGACTGGTAATTAGGCCAGCATCGCCGCGTGAGTCTGCTTCGTCTTCAATGACACCAAGGTCTTCAAAGATAACTTCGCGAATTTTCATTAACGACGCTCGCGGCCTAATTCTTCTTCACCGCCAACAGCAGCATCAGTGGCATCAAATCCGTCAGCATCAGCGTCCAAATCACTTTGCTCGCCTTCGGGTGCAGTTGGTTCGCCGCCCATGGATGGTAGCTCGTTGCCCAAGCCCATGTCCATTGGTTGATCAATTTGTTCACCGGCCAATGCACGTGCAGCAGTATCAGAACTTTCGCGACTTGTTGTCAATGCTTGATATAGATTGGCCAATACTGGATTCATTGCGCCCTTGAATGCGTCAGCTTGTTCGGCACCAATTTGGTCACGGATTGTGTCAACCAAGGCTGGCATCTCTTCGTTTTGCATTTTGCTTAATTTTTCAAGCATGTCCTGGATAGCGTCTACCATGCTCTTGGCAGCCAACACAGTTTCGCTACGACCCATTTCGCTTTCAAACAAGCCTTGCTCACTGGACATCCATTTGTCCAAACCTTCTTTGACCAGCATCAATTCCATGTACTTGGCATTTTTTTCTGCTGTGTGAGAACCATAAGATTTTTTAATGGCTACAATATTTTCACCCAATGCACGACTCAAACGTTCAGCTTTGGCATAGGTCAAATTATCATAGTCGATGCTGAAGCCAAAACGGCTTTCCATCACTTTGTTAATCTTTTGTGGTGTTACTTCGGTACGCATTTCAGAGAGTCTCATTTTTTATTCCTGTTATAACCAAACTTTATTATATTTAGCCGTTTTGTGTATTTTTGATATATGTTCTCGGGCCAGATTTAATCGGGTTTCCGCCAATTCTAACCTGCATAATCTTGTGTCCACGGTCACATAATCTTTGCGTTTTTGTGCTTGTTCTATGGTATAACGCAAATTTGTAACATCTGTATAGCATTTATTTATTTCTTGATCGCACAGCAGGATTTCATCTGATTTCCAGTACTGACGCTTGGATACGTAAATTGCGTAAAGTATGGCTGAAATTTTGTCTTCAAACCGATGCACGAATTCCTGATTGGGATCCATGACATCACATGTTTTGTTGGGATTGATTTTCAATTGATACAGACCAATCCGATACCCATTTTTTACAGGAACACACAAAGGAACAATGGCCTGTGTTTGCATTTTGCCAAGTTCGCGGTCAGTCCACTGTTTGATATAATCAGTAGCTACGTTGGTAAGTTCGCGTGGTATTGCTGGGCCAGTCTTTTTAGCGGATTTTCTTTTTGTACGTGATTTGCCCATTTTGATTACGACGTAGGAGTATGTCCTGTTGCGTTAGTTGATTTGCTATAATTTGCTCTCGTTCACTGAGAGTATTCTTTGGTATAACAGATTCGTGTTGGAAACGTCCTAACAAATCTGCTTGTTCGTTATTTAAGGCAATTTGAATGTTGTTGATTAATTCTACGATTTTCATTTGAAATGTGTTGCCAGTAGCGTGATTATACCTGCTATCAGCACACCTAAAATACTAGTACCGATAGTAATCAATGTTTTATTACTATCTTTGCCTACATTGTTCAAGCTGTCTTTGATATCTATGATATGCAACTCTAGTTTGTCCATGCGGTTGTCTAGATTGGATAGTTTGTTTTCCAAGTTGGTGTATCTTTCAGCACATAACTCCACATGCGCCTCAAGGCTTTTCTTTTCAATATCAGTAGATGACATAACTCGCTTTTCCTATAAGCGATGCATTGTTGATGAGCCTGTCTGTGCCTTGATAGTGAGCCTTAATGGTGCCTTGTAGCATCAACAAATATTTATGACCCGTTGGGATTTATTTGTTTGAAATAAATGTTTTTTATGGTACCATACGGATAAAAGATTGGCAACATGAATCGAGCAGTTTCTTCCAGTCCAGTAATGATAGGAACCTGTTCAAAATCCTTCATCAATGCGCCCAATGGTTGCCCCGGCAAGTCATAAACACCATTGGCTTCGATGGTCCACACCCAATGCCATACGTGATGTATACCGGTATAAAAGTCACCAAACTCAAAGCGATTCAATTCGCTTGTGAGCACCACTGGTTTTTCAATCAATTGGGGTTGTGTTCTAAGACCCATGCATTGCACAACTGTTTCCCAGTTGCGTTGCTGATCACGTTCCAGCTCGTCGCTGTTGCCGCGAATGACTCCAGTGGCAGTGATGTCCACCAGACTGAGTCCTTCAAAGAAATATATTCCAGGATTTGACATGATACACATATTTATCGGCCAACAAAAAAGGCAACATAAAGTTGCCTTTTTGTTTTTAGTTTAACTAAAAATTAAGCAGTAGCTAGTTTGAAGTTTACAGAACCAACAACTGTTGCTGTGTTAGCCCAAACGTTACCAGTACCTAGGTTTGCACTTAGGTTAGCTGTTAAGCCTTGGATACGTGATTGTAAACCAGCAGCAACTAAAGTTGAGCTGTAAGCATCTGCGCCTTCTGATGTAGAAGTAGCTGCAGAAGCTGTTGAAGCACCAGATGCTTCTAACAATACACTTAAAGAACCAGTGTTAACCTGGTACATTGTGATTGTACTGTCTAGAGCGATACTGCGTAGAATTGTTTCTACTGGACCACCTGTGTTCAAGTCACTGGCAGCAAAACTCTGACCAGAACCTAATACTACTGAAATTGCGATTGGGTTTTTTGTTAGACCTGGAGCAACGATGTTGCCAAGTGTACCTAAACCTGTGTCGACGTTTACTACGCCGTTTGCATCACCTGCGTAACGTGTTTGGATTGCCATTTTTAAATCTCCTTAATATATGTGCATCTCTGCATACTTTTATTTATGCTGAATACAAAAAAAGCATATCAAGATGCTTTTGTTGTGCATACAGTATTTAGCCCATTTTGGCGAACAAGGCCTGACTAAAAACTCCTCTGTGTACCAGTTTTACCGGTCCTTCTGGAGTGCTAAACACAAATCCTTCGCCGGCAGGTTGACCGTTTACATACTGGCCAATTCCCTGTACCTGTTGTTCCAACTGTTCTGTCAAGTTGATCTTGAACTGATATACTGCGTTCCACACAGCAAAAAGTGCCGGCAATCCTTGAGGATGTTGATACAGGTATCCGTCTTGATTTTCTCCCAGTAAGAATTTACGCAACTTTTGTGTGGTATTGGCAGTTTGCAACCAGTCAGCAAATTCTTGTGTGGTTTGTCCAGTAATTTTTTTGTTTGCATATTGTTTCAATATCACACGTGCTTTGTCATCAAGACCTGACAAAAACTCATCTATCTGACTTGAATATTTTTTCAATGTGGCAATGGCTGTTTTGTGTACCTGTACTGGATCATTGAGTGTAAATTTAATATTGGCGCTGGGAGTCAAGATTGCCACCGGAGCATTGAAGTTGAGACCTTGACCGTTCCAGGGCTGTGGTCTTGCTTGACGATCAGCCAAGTATGTGTGTACCACAATACCGCCTACCTTGCCGGCTATCTGTTGTCCAAGCGCACTTTTGACTGGGATATGATATTCTACCAAGTTGGGTTTGAACACAAATACACCCTTGACTGGTTTTAGTGGTGTACTCCACAAAAGGTCGCCCCAAAAGTATCCAGGCACATTGCCCACTGCTTGATCCAGGCCGGCCCAGATATTGTTGATCTGCTGATACAGATTGCCGCGATCTTTGCCGCGATTCTGATCATACCGTACCCAATCCTCTGGACTGGTCACTTGTCCATGTGGTTTGTCAAACATGTACTTGTCCATCACAGTGAGCTGTCCGTCGGCGTTGCGGCCAAACAGTAGTGCAGGAAAGCCGTCCCATTTGATTGTGAGATTGCCAGGATTTTTGATTACCCAACTCAAAGCAGCAACCATACGTTCAGCTGGAGCAGTACCTTCAAATATAGCATCTTCGGGGTGTGGTGTGCGAGCTGGAGCACTGGCAACTTCTAACAGTATTTCGTTGAGAAAATCCAATTGCATTATAATTTTTCTAATTCAGAATTTAAAAACTGTTGCATTTCAGCTGGTGCGGCTTTGGGTTGAGGCCCAAGTTGTACCCAGATATTTTGTTTGTTCAACAGGTAATCGCGCTTTTGATAACGCATGGTCAATGGATTGGATTTGACTACCGTCAGTCCTGGAACCAATGGATCAACCACTGACCCGGCTCCGGGTGCGGCATCAGCAGCTGGCTCTGTCTGAGCCTGTTGTGCCTGTGCCACTTGATCTGATGGCAATGGCTTGGGCGGTTTGATCAAGCTGGCGCCAAATTTTAATTTGTCGAGCTTGTTTTTCCAAAGTGCGCCAGCACCGGTGCCAACTATGGGTTTACCATTCTTGGTAATTTGAAATGCTGCTTCTGCAATAATCTCATTAATCTTCACTGCGAAATCTCCTGACGCCACGCTTGAATTTTTCTGGATCTTGACCGCGGATACTGTTGAGTAGTCTGCGTTCTAATTCATCTGCTTGCTCAGGTTCGTAGTGTTCACGAATATAGTTGATTAGATTGATAGCGCCGGCAATCACATTAACGGCACGACTTTCCACAAGATTTTCACGATCTTTGTGGGTAATTAGTGTGTCTAATTCGTCAAGTATGCTACGGGCTCGCTTTTGCAAGATTTGCTCCAGGTTATGATATATTTATGGAGGTCTATTCTGTTTTGGCCTTCAAACCGGCCAGCATCTGCTTGAGCTTGGTGCTTTCTACTGTGGCTGTGGGCGGAGGTCCTGCGTCTTTTTCTACGTTAAAGCCATCTTTTGCTTTGCCTTCCCAAGACGTTGCTGGTGCCACAGTGGTGGTAGTTTTGATTGAATTCAATATGTTGGTCGAGGGTCTATATCCACTGTTGCTGTCCTGTCCTTCTTCGCCGGGGTCAGTGATACGCATGGTTTCAATGTTGTATTCCAAGTCAATCTTTTGTCCTACACCTGTTGAGCTACGTGACTTCATACACTGAATTTGATAGCGTCCACGTTCTTTCATAGCACGGCTTGTAAAGATACCAAACACGTTGTCCGCAGTATTGATCTTTGAGATACCACCAGCAATATGACTGTGATCAAATTCAATTTCTTCCACAGCTGATCGATTCAACTGCGAAGCTGTTACTAATAATATGCCCAGTTCTTGTGACAAGTTACGCAATTCTTCTGCTACGTATTTGTCTTTGATAAACTGATCATTGGGATTGACTTTGACACTGACCGGCATGACCAAATCCAAATAGTCCACCATCACAAAGTCAACTTTGATGCCAGTTTGTATTTGTACTTCTTTTAGATATGCTCGAATATCGTTTACGTTGCTCTGTGCTGGCAAACTTTTGATACGATACTGTCCGGCCTTTTTACTGACCATTTTGACTTTGAGTGTAGTTGTATCTATGTCTTTGCGAATGTCCTTGGTACCTGTACTGGTCAACATGGCATCTGTACGCAACGCAACCAATTCTTCACTGAGTTCTAAACTGACATATACCCCACTGAG